GGCGGGCCGGCTCCCGTAAGTCGGCCCGCCGCGGCCTCCCTTTCCCCAACGCAGACGGAGGATCCCCATGGCAGGAGAGATGCCCACGACGACGATGGTCGGGCCCGACGGCTCGACGGCGATCGTCAACATCTGCGACGTCGCCGACTGGCGCGGCCGCGGCTACCGGCTCGAGTCGGACCCGCCGGCCAAGCAGCCGGACGCGCCGCCGCCCGCCGAAGAGCCCACGGAGCCCACCGAGACGTCCGAGGACGACGGCGAGGCCGAGGAGCCCAAGGGCCGCAAGCGCGGCCGGAAGGGCGCCGGCGGGTAACCCGTGGCGCTCGACGTCGAGGACGGGACGGGGCGCGCGACCGCGGAGAGCTACCTCTCGGTGGCCGACGCCGACACCTACCACGCGGCGCACGGGGCCCCTTCCGCCTGGTCGGGCTCGTCGACCGACCAGAAGGAGGCCGCGCTCCGGTCCGCCACCGAGTACCTCGACCAGGTCTACGGCGAGGACTTCCAGGGCGAGCGCAAGACGCTCACCCAGCGGCTCTACTTCCCCCGGTACGACGTCTACGTCGACGAGACCTCGCAGCCGCACGACCAGCTGCCCCGGCAGCTGAAGGAGGCCTGCGCCGAGCTCGCACTGCGCGCGCGCACCGAGACGGACGGCCTCATCCCCGACATCGCCGAGCCCGGCGCGATCGCGAGCGAGAGCGTGAAGGTCGGCCCGATCGAGGAGTCGAAGACCTACGTCGGCGGGCGGAGCCAGGTGAAGCTCTTCCGGAAGGTCGACCTCATCGTGGCCCCGCTGCTGAAGCCCGACCGGGCGGAGCGCGCCTGATGACGACCGCACTCGACTCCCGCCTCGTGCCGCGCGTGCTCGCCATCATCGACCGCGTCGGCACGAACGCCACGTTCAAGGTCATCAACAGCGGCCCGACGTACAGCCACAGCTCGCGCCAGGTGACCCAGGGCACGACCGACGTCGTCCGCAAGGTCTCGCCGCCGATGGCGCGGAAGTTCTACGGGGAGAGCGACGTCACGCGGATGGAGGAGACCGTCATCTACGTGGCCGCCTCCGGGCTGAGCTTCACGCCCATCCGCGGCCAGCAGGTCGAGGTCGCGAGCACGAAGTACCGCATCGAGAACGTCGTCGAGCTCCGCTCCGGAGACGACGTCGCGGCGTACGAGCTGGGGATTGCCGGGTGACGTGGGGACCAACGTCGCGCAGTTCAACCTCGCTCTGCGGCGCTTCACCGAAGAGCTCCTGCCCGAGCAGGTCGTGCTCTTCCACAAGAAGCTCACGCTCGAGGCCCTCGCCCGAGTCGTTCGTCGGACGCCCGTCGACACCGGCCGGGCCCGCGGGAACTGGCAGGCCACGATCGGCTCGCCCGCGACGGGCCAGGTCGACGCGGTCGATCGAGGCGGCGGAGAAACAGTGGCGGCCGGGGCGCGCGCGATCGCGAAGCTCCCGCCCTACTCGGTTTCGTTCCTCACGAACAACGTGCCGTATGCGCAGCGCCTCGAGGAGGGCTGGTCCCAGCAGGCGCCGAAGGGAATGGTCGCGCTCACCTTCGCCGAGCTCGAGAGCGTGCTGCAGCCATGAGCGTCACCTCGTTCCATTCGATGATCGGCGGCCTCGAGGAGGACTTCGCGACGGCCATCGCGCAGGCCCAGCAGCTGGTCACGCAGTACGACAACGCGCCGTTCACGAAGCCGGCCCCGCCGGGGCCTTGGGCGCGTATGCGCGTCATCCGCGGCGAGACGACGCTGATCGAGATCAATCGCGTGGGTTTCAGGACGTTCCGCACGGTCGGCATCCTCAGCGTGCAGCTCTTCGTCGCTCTCGAGCTCGGGGAAGGCGAAGCCACGCAGATGGCGGACATAATCGCGAACCGGTATCGGGGAATCACGCGCGCCGGATGCCTCTTCCGGTCGCCGACGATCGGGGACGGCTCGCGCGACGGGCCATGGTGGACGCTCACAGTCTTCTGTCCGTTCCACGCGGACAGGATCGCCTAAAGGGGAGGTTCTTCGCTCATGTCTGATTCCAGCTCCATCGCCCTCTACGGGAAGAAGGAGGTGACGTACGCCACCAACCCGGGCGGCACCGCGGACTTCCGCCTGCGGCTCACGGGCGAAGGCCTGAAGCAGGTCACGGAGTCGACCAGGTCGGACGAGATCGACCCGACCCGGCAGACGTCCGACATCATTCGGAAGGGCATCGGCGTCGCCGGGCCGGTCAACGGCCGGTTCTCCTGCGCGAGCTACGACGAGGTCCTCCGCGCGCTCTGGATGGCGGCGACCTGGAGCGCCGAGGTCGTCACGTCGGGCGTGAACCTGCAGGCGACGGCCGCGACCCAGAGGTTCACCCGGGCGTCGGGAGACTTCACGGCGACGTCCCCGCCGCACGCCGTGGGCATGTGGATCAAGACGTCGGGCTTCACGAACCCGGCGAATAACGGCTGGTTCAAGATCACGGCCGTGGCCGCGACGACGCTCGACGTCACGGGCCCGACGGCGATCGTCGACGAGGCCTCGGCCCCGAGCAGGACGATCAAGCTCGGCTCGCAGATCGTGAACGGCACGCAGCTCGACTCGTTCTCGCTCTACCGCGACTACACCGACCTCTCGACGACGTTCGAGCTCTTCAAGGGCTGCTGCTTCGACAAGGGCGTCCTGACCATCCCGACGAACGATATGTTCTCGATCGTCTTCGACGTGCTGGGCAAGATCGCGACCTCCGAGACCTCGGCGCCGTTCGCGGTGACCGCCGCGGGCACGAACCCGATCCTCGAGTCGATCGACCACGTGCCCTATTTCGCCGAGGGCCCCGCGTCTGGCTCGCCGCCGACGTTCGTCAACTCGGTCGCGGCGATCGTCGACGGGACGTTCGAGCTCGGGAACAACCTGCGGCAGCGGCTGCAGGTCGGGACGCTCGGGCCGCTCTCGATCGGCAAGGGCCAGTGCGACGTCCGCGGCGCGGTGCGGGTCTACTTCCAGACCGCCGCGATGTTCAACAAGTACCTCGCGTGGACGAACACGAACCTCTTCTTCGTCCTCTCGGACGGCACGCGGTCGTACGTGCTCGACCTCCCGCGGGTGAAGCTCTCCGACGGCGAGCGCGTCGCCGGCGGCATCAACCAGGACGTGATCGCGGCGTTCCAGTACGAGGCGTTCAAGCACGAGACCGAGGGCGTCACCGCCCGGCTCGTCCGCTGGACGTCGTAACCGGCAGCTCCTCTCTCACCCCGGAGATCAGAATGGCCAAGCTCTCAGCAGTGCAGACCGACCCCGCCCTCGAAGCCGGCGGGGTCTGGGTCCATTACACGCTCGGGATCCGGCTCAAGATCGCGCGCCTCGGGAACCCGGCGTACCAGAAGCGGCTCACCGAGCTCCGGCAGCCCATGCTATCGGCGATCCGGACGCGCACGGTCGACGCGGCGAAGGCGGACGACGTCCTCAAACAGTGCGCGGCCGAGGAGCTGCTCAAGGGCTGGGAGAACGTCACGGACGACGACGACAAGCCGATCGAGTACTCGCCCGAGCGAGGCCTCGACGTCTTCCGAGACCCCCGCTACCGCGACCTCTACGAGTTCGTCATGGCCACCGCGGCCGACGCGGCCATCTACCGGAAGGAGCTCGCCGAGGGCGCCCGGGGAAACTCTCAGCGGTCCTCGGATGGGTGAAGGAGTGGGGATCGCTTCGGAGCTTCCTCGAGCGGCGCGCCGCGCGGGGCCTGAGCACGCCGGCGATCGACAACCGACCGGAGCTCTACGAGGACCTGATCCCCGTCTGGGAGGCGTTCGAGGACCTCTCGAAGACCAGGGCCCGCGACCTCGGCTCGCCCATGCCCATCACGTTCGCGGAGATCTCGGCCTGGCTCGACCTTCACTCGATCGAGGGCGCGGACACGCGGGCAGAGTTCGCCGCGCTGATCCGCTCCATGGACGAGGACTGGTTCCGGATCGAGGCAAAGAAGGCGCAGGAGCGTAAGCCACCCGATGCCCACGCTGATCGCAGCAATCGACGCAAGCCGCGCGAAGTCGGGCGCGGCTGAGTTCAACGCGGCTGCCGCGAGCATGGCTCGCGAGTCGACGCGGTTTGCCGGGAGCGTCAGCCAGGCGGAGCACACGTCGAGGATCCTCGCGGGCAGCCTCGGCGTGAACGTGCTGCGCTTCGGTGCGCTCGGCTACGCCATCATCAAGACCCGGCAGCACGTCTCGCAGTTCCTCGACCAGGCCGATCGGCTCTACGACCTCTCGCAGCGGTTCAACCTCCCCGTCGAGACGCTCTCGATCCTGGGAGATGAGGCGAAGCAAGCCGGGGCCGACATCGAAGGTGTCGCGAGAGCCCTGCAGCGCCTCTCGGTTGCCGAGACTCAAGCCCTTCGGGACCGGGAGGGCACAAGCCAGTCCGCGCGCGCCTTCGCCGACCTTGGCATCGCCGTCCGTGACGTCTCCGGCGACGCCCAGGGCCTCCAGAAGCTCTTCGAGGACGTCGCCTCGGCGCTCGCTTCACTCGAGGACCCGGCGCGCCAAGCCGACCTCGCGATGAAGCTACTCGGCCGATCGGGCGGCGACCTGATCCCGTTCCTCGAGGAGTTCACCCGCGGCGGCGGGTTCGGCGGCAAGTTCGCTCGCGTGAGCTCGGAGACGGCCGCGGCAGCGGACCGTTGGAACGACGCGGTGCAGCGGCTCGGCAAGCAGTTCGACATCTTCCTCGGCAAGCTCACCCCGGCGATCGAGAAGCTCTCCGAGTTCATCGACGTGCTGACGGGCGCAGAGGGAGCGCTGCCCGCGCAGCCGCAGTACACCGCCGAGTTCCAGAAGCTCGTGACCGCGAGCGAGCAGGCTGGCCTCGCGTTCCAGCGCGCGAACGACGCGCTCACGGCTTTCGACAAGAACTTCGAGGCCGGCGTCTCCGATCTCAAGGAGCGCAATCGCCTGGTCCAGGAGGCGATCGCGGCGCAGCTCGCATACAACGAGGCCCTGAGCCGCGTTGACAACTTCACGGGTCCGCGGCAGCGCGAGCGGCAGTTCCAGGCGACGGGAACCGAGCTCGGCGGCCCGAGCTCGAGGCCGACGCCTGTGGACCCGGAGCTGGCCCAGAAGCGCAAGGAGTACCTGCAGACCATCGCCGACGAGACGTTCGCGATCGGCAAGAACAACCTCGCGGGGCAGCGCGAGCTCCTGCTGCGCAAGGCGCTGACGCTCGCGATCGGCGAGCAGGACGACGCGACGAAGAAGTTCCTCGAGAGCGCTCGATCGGGGATCGACAGCCTCACGCAGCGTGCCTTCGAGAACGTCGGCCTCGAGGCCGTGAAGGACCTCAACCTCGAGATCGAGCGCTTCGGGAAGACGGCGGCCGAGGTGCGGCAGCTCGACTTCGATCGGCTCTTCGAAGGGTTCGAGGGCAAGAGCGAGGTCATCGCCCGCGCGCGCGAGGACTTCGAGCGCCTCAACGCCACGCTCCAGCGCCTGGGCGATACGAAGATCTTCGAGGATCAGGTCCGGCTCATGAGCCAGGCCGTGACGCTGGCCAAGCTCGGCGTCGACGCCCGCGAGGAGGAGGCCGCCGTCCTCGAGCTCATCAACGCGACCCAGGGGAGGATCACGCTCGAGCAGGAGCAGCAGATCCGAGCGCTCGTCAGGGCCCGCCAGGAGGCCGACCGGATCTTCGCGCTTGCGGACGACACGGCGCGCGCGCTGGCCGATGGCGCCGCTGAGGCCGTCGTTCGCTTCCACGAGTTGGACGACGTCCTCGAGAGCATCTACCAGCAGCTCATCCGGATCGGGGCGCAGACGTTCATCGCGCAGCCGCTGCAGGGGTTCCTCGGGGGACTCTTCGGGAGCATCCTCGGAAACGCGCGTGGGAACGTGTTCTCGCGCGGCGTGGTCCAGCACTTTGGGCTCGGCGGCGTGAACGACCGGCACGCCTACTTCCCGGTCGCCGGAGGTCTCGGCGAGATCTCCGAGGGCGATCGCGAGGAGGGCGTGTTCCCGCTGGGCCGCGACTCGCGCGGCCGACTCGGCGTGCACGCGATCGGCGGCGGAGGCAAGGTCATCAATCAGACCTTCAACATCCGGACGAACGACGCCGGCAGCTTCAAGCGCTCGCGCCGGCAGGTCCTCAACGACATGCGCCGAGCGGCGCGGGACAGCTGACGATGGCGTTCCACGAGGTGCAGTTCCCGAGCTTCATCAGCTACGGCGCCCGCGGCGGCCCGGGGATGAACACCGCCGTCGTCGAGCTCGCATCCAAGGCGCGCCAGGCGGTGCAGCGCTGGAGCCCGGCCGGGGCGCGCTCCTGGAACGTCGGCTTTGGCCTCCGCGACTACGACGACGCGGCCGCCATCCTGAACTTCTTCATCGCGCGCGGCGGCGCCGCCCATGGGTTCCGGTACAAGGACTGGAGCGACTTCGCGACCACCGCGCGGCATACAACCATGGGCGGCGCGGCCGTCTCGCACTCCGACGAGCAGATCGGCGTCGGCGATGGCACGACGACCCAGTTCCAGCTCGTCAAGCGGTACACGAGCGGCGCGACCACCGTCACGCGCAACATCACGAAGCCGGTCGCGGGGACCGTCAAGGTCGGGGTGAACTTCGCGGACACCCTGGGTGTCGGCTGGAGCGTGAACACGACGACGGGGATCGTCACGTTCTCCGTGGCTCCGACGCTCGGCCAGGTGGTGACGTGGGGCGGCGAGTACGACACGCCCGCTGCCTTCGGCGTCGAGACCGACCAGCAGCTCCCGATGACGCTCGAGGCCTTCGACGGGACCTCGGTGCCCGACATCATCGTGACCGAGCTCGTCGACGAGGCGCCGGTAGACGACGACTTCTGGTACGGCGGGAGCAAGGCGTTCGGCACCGTGAGCGCGAACGTCACCATCACGCTCGCGGACGGCCGGACGCTGACGTTCAACCCGGACGCGGCGAACAGGAAGATCTTCCTCCCGAACCCCGCGGCGATCGCAGACGGTGGGGCGCACTTCTTCCTGATCAACCAGAGCGCCGTGCACACGATGCTCGTCCGGACGCACCTCGACGCCGCGGTCGCGAGCCTCGGGCCGCTGGTGATGATGACGATCGTGCTGGCGAAGGACGCCGGCGGGAACAAGACCTGGATCGGGGCCTGACCATGGGCCGCGAGACGGAGCGCCGTGAGAAGGACACGATCGCCGTCGGTTCGGTGATCGTGATCCTCGTCGCGATCCTGATCGCTGCCGCGCGTCTGGTCTTCGGGGGCTCCTGGTGATCGAGGCGACCTTCCACGGCCGCGCGCGGTTCCTCTCGGTCTCGGGGACCGCCGCCATCAACCCCTGGCTCGCGCGGGTCTGGTCGATTTCTGCGACGGCCGGGCCACACACGGTGAACGTCCCGGCGCCCGATCGCCGGATGGCGGGCGGCCCCGCGCTCTACGTCTTCAACATCGGCGCGAGCGCCTTCAACCTGGCGACGCCTTCGGACGGTACGACGAGCATCCCGCCGGGGAACGTGATCATTGCGACCGTTCACCTCGACGCGAACGGCGTCCCGCACTGGTACGGGAACATCCGAGTCACGAACACGGGAGCCGTCGCGCTCGCCTACCGGAAGATCGTCATCGCCGGGGGCTCCGCCGGCGCGGCGACGTCGACGGCCTTCGATCAGATCGCCGGGACGTGGGCCGCCGGCGGGGGGATCCCAAACAACAAGAGCGAGGCCGCGGCGATCGACCTCGAGGGCGCTGGCTACGTCACGGGCTTCCATCCGCTCACCGGTGGCGTCTCGGACCGGTGCGACGAGGTCGCGCCCGTGACTCACGCCTGGACGAACCGGCAGAACTGCCCGTTCCAGACCGGCCGGGCGCAGGCCTGCGGGCTGCCGCTGCTCGGGAAGGGGAAGCTCTTCTCGGGCACCGGCACGCCGAATACGGCCGAGTTCTCGATGCCGGCCTGGGTCTCGAAGAAGGTCGTGCCGTACGCGAAGACCCGCGGCTCGGCGCAGGCCGTGAAGGACCGCGCCTACCTGATCTCAGGGGAACCGGTCCCGATCATCAACCTGGCGCACGACCCGATCGCCGATTCCTACTGGGGAATCGCAGGCTATCCGAGCGCTGCCCGGCACTCGATGGCCACGTTCGCGATCGAGCACAAGCTCTACAGCGTCGGCGGCTACTTGGATTCCCCCCTCACCCGGTATGACAAGTGTGACGAGTACGACCCGCTGACGGACAGCTGGGTCGTGAAAACTGCGCTCTCGTTGGGGATCCGCTACGGCGGCGCCGGGGTCGGCGGGAACTTCAGGGGGTACTTCTGCGGCGGAAGGGACAACGCCGACGCGCACCAGGCCGGGGCCGCGTCCTACAACCTCGACGCCTGGACGGCGCTGGCGGGGATGCCCGCGGCGCGCGCCGAGACGGCCAACGCGGGCGTCTCGATCTAGCGCCCGCCCCGGCGGCCACGAACGGCGCCGGCGACGTCCTGGAGCTCCTGGCGGACAACCAGCCGTTCCACTCCGAGTTCCAGCTCGAGCGCTTCATCCTGGTCGGCGCAGGTCGCACGCCGTGGGGCATGTACCGCCAGGCCCTCCGCGAGCTCCGGACCCGCTACGACGCCCTCCTGATGGACTACGAGCAGCTCGAGGGGCTCCGCGCCGGGCTGGCGAGGCTCCGGGGCACCAGGCACGCCGCGCAGGCCGCCCGGCTCGAGAGCGCCATGGCCACGTGCCGCGATCGGGCGCGGGAGTTCGCTTGGTTCCTCGGCGTAGCACGGAAGCTCAAGGTCTCGCTCGGCGAGCTCACCGAGGAGCGCCGGGCCGCGCTCGAGGCGGAGCATTGGGTCACGAAGCTCCGGGAGCAGGCCGCCTCGGACTTCCAGGCAACCGGCCGGATCTCCGCCGGCACGTGGTCGGCGATCGCGAGCCTTCCGGCTGCGCTGAAGGACCCCATCCTCCTGGACGCGGTCAACAAGCCCAGCAGGCTCGTCGAGGAGTGGTTCGCCCGGGACCCCGGCATCCCGGAGCCTGACGAGATCCCCGAGGCCGAGGTCCGCGCGCTGATCGAGAGGACCGTCCCGTGCCGGTAGCGATTCCGGGCCCCGTGCTCGGGCTCTCCGAGGCGCAGCTCAAGCGGATGGCGACCTGCTTCAAGCTCCAGCGGAAGGACGGGACGATCTTCCGGCTCACGTCGCACGACAAGAAGCTCACGCTCGAGGGCGAGGAGTACTCGCCCATGGGCGGCGTCGACGCGTCGGCGAAGCGCAAGCAGGGCGGCCTCGGGGAGCACGACGTCGAGCTCCGCGGAGTGATCTCCTCGAACGTGATCACGAGCTCGGACCTCCGCGCGGGCCGGTACCGGGACGCGAAGATCACGGAGAAGCTCTGCGACTGGCGCTATCCGTTCGCCGGGACCTGGGGCAGCGCGATCTACTGGATCGGCGACGTCAAGTTCAACGGCGAGGTCTGGGAGTGCGCGATCGCGGGCATGGCGCGCTGGCTCAAGCACCGCGTCGGATCCGTCTTCGCCCGCAACTGCGAGGTGACGCTCGGCGACGCGAAGTGCCAGGTCAACCTCGCTTCGTTCACGGTGAGCGGCGTCGGGATCCTGGGTCTCGTCGACGGCGAGAAGCGGAGGATCATCCGGGCGAACCCAGCCCAGCTCTCGGGCTCGTTCGTCGATCACTGGTTCCGGCACGGGAAGGTGACGTTCACGAGCGGCGCCAACAACGGGCTGAAGGGCGACATCGCCGCTTACACGCAAGCGACGCGCGAGATCGAGCTGCAGCTGCCGATGCCGTTCGAGATCGGGCTCTCCGACCAGTTCTCGATCGTCGCGGGCTGCGACAAGCGCTCGAGCACGTGCATCCTGACGTTCAACAACATCGTGAACTTCCGCGGGGATCCCTTCCTCCCGGGGAGCGACAAGGTGCTGAGGATCACCCCGCAGTGAGCGCACGGGCTGAACGTCGAGGCTCCGCCGTCGTCTTCCAGTGCCCGGGGTGCCGCTGCCTTCACTCTGTCATCGTCGAGCGGAACAGGCCCGAACACCCGCTGTGGACTTGGAACGGCTCCCTGGATCGGCCGACGTTCTCGCCGTCGATCCTGGTCCGAGACGGCCGCGGCGGCGTGTGCCACTCGTTCGTAACCGACGGCCGGATCCAGCTCCTCGGAGACTGCACGAACTCGCTCGCTGGGCAGACTGTGGACCTCCCCGAGGTGGAATCGTGACCGCCGCGGCCGCCGAGCTCGGGACGCTGATCACCGGGGGCACGATCGCCGGCGCCCACGTCGTCGCGTGCGCGCGGCGGTTCCTGGGCACGCCCTTCGTGCACCAGGGCCGGCTCGGGGGCGTGGGTCTCGACTGCATCGGCCTCCTGCAGGCGGTCGCGCAGGGCTGCGGCATCGCGCACGAGGACTTCGCCGAGTACTCCAGGCGTCCGGACGGCGAGGACCTCGAGCGGCGGATCGCGAAGCACTGCAGACGTGTGCAGCTCGCGGAGGCGCGCCCCGGGGACATCCTCGTCTTCTGGATCAAGGAGAAGCTCCGCGGCCGCGTCCGGCCGCCTCATCACGTCGGGATCCGAACCGACGTCGGGATCATCCACACGCACGGCCTGACGGGCGTCCGGCGAGTCGTGGAGCACTCGCTCGACACGTTCTGGACGGAGCGCATCCTCTCGGCCTGGCGCCTCAGGGCGATCGCTTAATGGCCACCCTCGCGCTCGGCATCCTCGGCTCTACGGTGCTCGGCCCCATCGGCGGCGCCATCGGTGCGCTCGCGGGCTCGATCATCGATCAGACGCTGATCATTCCGACGCTCTTTCCGCAGGACCCGATCGACGGCCCGAAGGTCGACGAGTTCCGGATCCAGACGCAGGACGAGGGCTCCGCCGCCAACTTCGTCCTCGGGACCGACTTCCGATGCGCCGGGACGATTCGCTGGGTCTCCGACATCATCGAGGAGACCGAGACCGAGGAGGTTGGCGGCAAGGGCGGCGGCGGCGCGAAGATCCGGCACAAGGTCTACTACGCGCACATCGCCATCTGCATCGCGAAGTCGCCGATCACGAAGGTGAAGCGGATCCTCGTCGAGGGCAAGCTCCTCTACAACGAGAGCCCGGACATATCGTACGCGAGCAACCTGCTCTCCGTCACCGTGACCGGAACGAGCACGAAGAAGCGGATGATCATCGCGTCGCCGGCGAACGGTCCGGACCTCTCGAAGATCCAGTCTGGCAAGAACGTCGTCTCCGCGGGCTGGTCGAACGGCGGCAACAACGGCACGTTCAAGTGCGTGAGCTCGTCGAAGGACCAGAGCTCAGGCGCGAGCACGTGCATCCTGAGGAACTCGGGCGCCATCGCGGAATCTGCTGGCGCCGCGGTCACGCTCTTCCAGGATCTGCCGAGCTTCGACCCCGCCAAGGTCGCAGCGCTCACCTTCTACAACGGAGACGAATCGCAGACGCCGGACTCGCTGATCGAGTCGTACGAGGGCCCCGGGAACGTGCCTGGCTTCCGCGGGACGTCCTACTTCGTGGCGACGAAGCTCGCGCTCGGGCCGTACGGCAACCGCATCCCGCAGATGGCGATCATCGGTGAGAGCGCCGCTGGCCTCACCGTCGGCACGGCTATCGCGAAGATCATGGAGCGCGCCGGCCGCGCGCCTGGCGAGTACGACGTCTCGGCGCTCTCAGGCGCCAACAACGGCTACACCGTCTCGGGACCGCAGGCGACCACGCAGCAGCTCCAGGCTCTCCTCCTCACGCACGACGTCCTCCCGCAGGAGGGCAACGGCGCAATGCGGTTCTTCCACCGGAGGAACGCAGCGGTCATCGAGGTCCCCGAGTCCGACCTGGTCGCGCACGAGGAGGGGACCGACGCGCCGCGGCCGCTCGAGGTCTCGGATATGCCGGATGCGGAGCTCCCGGCCGACGTGACGGTGAAGTTCATCGACCTCGAGAAGGACGGGAACGCCGGCGCGCAGAAGGCGCGGAAGAACGACATCGAGACCGACGGCACGCTCACGATCGACCTCAACGTCGTGATGACTGGCGGGAAGGGCATCGCCGCGGCACGGCGCTTCCTCTGGATGGCCTGGGGCAACCGGCAGCCCGTGACGCTCCAGCTCCCGCCGAAGTACTGGTACGCGCAGGAGAACGACTGCATCCGCGTGCAGGCCCTCGACTTCCCCTGGCTCCTGCTCATCAACCGGATCGACTACGGGGTCAATCACGTGATCGTCTGCGAGTGCACGCTCGAGCTCCGGAACGTGCTCACGCAGTCCGAGGAGTACGACCCGCCGGACGTAACGCCGGCCTTCGGGAACACGGTCCCCGGCCAGGCCGAGGCGTTCATATTCGAAGGTCCGCCGCTCACACCCAGTGGCGGAGGGCCGACGGACGGCCCGCACGTGCTCATCCCGGTCGCGATCGAGGACGACGATCAGAACTGGGGCGGCGCGACGATCTTCGTTTCGCCGGACGACGACGACTACGTCCCGCTGGGGGCGGTCGGCATCGAGTCGACCATGGGCTTCACGCTCACGGTGCTGCCGTCGGGTCCGACAACGGTCTGGGACCTCACCTCCACCGTCGACGTCTACCTCGTGAACGGCACGCTCGAGAACCGGAGCGAGGCCGACGTGCTCAACGGCGCGAACCGCGCGCTCATCGGTGGCGAGATCATCGGGTTCACGACCGCGGCGCTGATCGCGGCGAACACCTACCGGCTCTCCGGTCTACTACGCGGGTTCCGGAACACCGAGGACCAGGTCGGCACGCACGCGGTGAACGAGGACTTCTGCTGGCTCAACGTGGGCTTCGGGATCTTCCCGGTGAATCCGCTCTGGGTCGGCCAGACGAAGTACTTCAAGCCGGTGCTCTCGGGCGGCGACATCGACGACGTCGACCCGATCGTCCGGACGATCACGGGCGCAAGCCTGAAGCCCTTCTCGCCGACGGATCCGTTCTCCGCGCGGAGCGCCGCCAACGACCTGACGGTGAGCTGGAAGCGGCGATCGCGCGCGATCCACGACGGGTTCTCCGCGTCGCAGCCGCCCCTCATGGAGGAGCTCGAGCGATACGAGGTCGAGTTCCGGTACTTCGGCGTGCTCAAGCGCACCTATTCGGTCGAGCCTGCAGGCGGGACGATCTCGCCCTCGGTCACGTATCCGGTCGCGCAGCAGGAGGCCGACGGCATTCCTGCCGCGACGCTGGCGCCCGCGCTCCAGGTGACGGTCTTTCAGATGAGCGTCGCCGCGGGGCGCGGCAAGTCGCTCGAGTTCACGACGGTATAGGGGAGGACGATCGGTGACATTCCCTCGGTACAGCTCGAGCGGCACCCCGTTCAACGAGCTCGTCGAGTCGCAGGCCGGCAACGCGACGACGGCGAATTCGGCGATCTACCGGCTCATCGGAATGATCAACGGCAAGGTGATCGACCGCGACCTCAACACCGCGCCGGGCTCGCCGGGGAACCTGGACCTGTACATCGTCGGGCCGTCGCCGACTGGCATCTGGGCGGGGAAGGCGGGCAAGTTCGCGTTGAACGTGACCGGCACGGGCTGGCTCTACGGCGACCCCGACACCGGCATGGTGATCTACGTCGTCGACGAGAAGCTCCCGATGATGTACTCGGCCGTCGAGTCTCTCTGGTTCCCGCTGCAGGACTCGTGGCAGGCGACCGAGCACTGGACGGGCCGCTACTTCAGTGGCGCCAAGGTCTACGCGAAGACGATCACCTTCGGCACCCTGGTGGCCGGCAACAATCCCGTGGCCCACGGGATCACCGGCCTCGACCTGACGAAGCCCGTCTACTGCCAGGGCGTCTCGAACCTCGCAGGGTTCGCGCACATGTCGCTCGGCGGCGTGTTCGTGGACTGGAACGGCCAGGGCATCGGCATCATCGTCGACTCGACCCTCATCTTCATTGACGTCCTCGGCACCATCTACCCCAGCCAAACCGCGTGGGTCCGCATGACCTACTGCAAGGTCTGAGCCATGGCACGAACCGCGTTCACGGACGGCGTCGTCTTCGTCGACTTCTGGGGGCTCACCGCGCCGACCGGGGCCGAGGTCGATGGCGACGTCGCGCTCGTCGGCGCTGGCGCGACGGGCGCCTTCTCAGGCCACGACAACGAGATCGCGATCAAGCTCGGTGGAGCGTGGAGCTTCAGCGGGCCGTCGTCGCTGGGCGGCCTGATCCTCTGGCGGAAGGCCGGGAGCCCCGCGAACCGGCACTACGCATCTCCACCTGGGGCGCCGCCGTTCCTTCTCGCGAAGGATGTCGGGC